CCCCGAGTTACAGACTGCTTTAGCTGAGCTATTGCAACGTAAAGCAGGCACACCTACGTTTGAAACCACAATTATAACGCCCGAAGGTGAAAAAGTTCTCTCTACGACTTGGCAAGAAGTAGTAGAAAACATTATAGAAAATGAAGAACGTAACCCCGATGACCATATTGATGGAGCAGAAGCAACGTCAGTAGGTATGTCTAAAAATAGATCTGATTTGTTTAATTTAGTTTCTAATAAAGAACTACGAGAGATAGGTGTACTACAAGATCCAGGCGTGACTATATTAAAATACATTGATGATATGGTAAAACGTATTGATTATCAGGACAAAGTACAAACTGAAATAACAGCTGAAGACAGGCAGACTATTATAGCCGCACGTGACGCGGGGACAATTAATGAATCTTTAGCTCGTGCTTTATTAAGTGTGCCTGTAGGTCAAACAGCTAAAGGGTGGATAGCTGCTGAGTACATGATACAACGTATTTCAGACCCACTACAGCGTGAAGAAGCTAAAGACTTAATCAGAGGTATGTTAGGTAAAACAGGTCTTAACATGTCAAAAGGAGCTCGTGCTGCGAGTAGTTTACTTTTAACTTTAAACGTTATTGCATATTTAAGTTTAGCTACAATAGCTTCTTTGCCTGACTTAGCAGGGCCTGTGCTTAGGTCTAGAGACTTTTCTGCTTTTAGAACTGCTTTCCAGCAGTATAGATTTTACTTTAAAAATCGTGCAGAACTACAACAATACGCTAGAGATGTTGGTGTAACTACACTTGATTCTATGTCTATGATGGCAATTAACGCAAACGAAATGGCGTACATGACTCCAGGTATGGAAAAGTTTACTGATAAATTCTTTCATGCCATAGGGTTAGAACAGTTTACTAAGTTTACCCGAGTATTTGCTTTAGGTATGGGCGAGAAGTTTTTAATAAACGAAGCTAATAGAGCAACTGATTCTAGTCTTTCTGTACAAGAACGACAACGTTCTATTAGACATCTAGAAGAACTTGGAGTTACAGCGGAAGATGTAAAAGCTTGGGACAGAACAAAAGAAGCAGGAGAACGATATCGTAGATTTGAAGGTGAATCAGGCGAAAGAGTTAAAGGAGCGTTAGGGCAGTTTGTTAACGAATCTATTGTAAGACCTAACTCCGCAGAACGACCTGGGTGGGCTTCTAACCCTTATGCTGGAGTAGTTTGGCAGTTAAAATCTTTTTTCTACGCTTACGGTAAAAATATTGTAGGTGGTGCGTTACGTGATACTCATAGTAGATTCTCTGAAACAGGTAGCGTTGGAGATGCAGCTGTACCTATATTAATTATGGGAACTGCTTTCTTACCACTTACTATGGTAGGATTAGAACTACGTGAGTGGTTAAAATATATGTTCCGCGGTGGAGATGAAACGGCGCTTAGGTCTGATTCAATGGACTTTGGAGAATACAGCGCAGAGATTATTGATAGATCAGGATTGCTTGGACCTTGGGGATTGTTAAGACCAATGTTAGAAGCAGGAGACTTTGGAGGGTCTTGGTGGGTTCCTCCGTTAGGACCTACAGCAGAACGTGTAGAGGACATAGTGCGAGGAGACGTAGATTATACTACGTATCTCCCTGTATACTCATCATTTAGATAATTTAAGGTAGATAACATGGCATATTCGGAAACAATAAAATTAGTCGTAGGAGACACACTACCTGAGCTTGTCATTACGCTGAAAGACAGTAATACAGCGGCTTCAGGTAAAACATTAGATGTAGAAGACTCATCTACATGGGCTCCTATAAATTTAACAAGTGGCTCAGTAAAACTTATTATTCGTAAGGTAGGTGAAACAGACTTAACAGCAACGATAACAATGAGTTTAACAGACGCTTCTAATGGTGTTGCAACTTGTGTGTTCCCTTCAGGGACTTGGACAGCTGCAGGCACATATGAGGGAGAAGTTGAGTTTACAAACTCAAGCAGTAAAGTACAAACAGTACAAGATCTAATTAAGTTTGTAGTACGTGACGATTTTAATTAATGGCAGCAGTAATATCTAAGAAGAACTTACAGGCGTCCGTTACATACGTAAACGCAGCAACATCTGTAACGTATGTAAAAGGAGCAGTAACTGTTTCTTATGTAGATATAAACACTGTTGTATCGTACGTAGATTTAAAAGCCGTTATAGATCTAAATACAAACGTATTAAACAGATACTTTACAGCTGAAACTAATAGCCCACACGCATTAACAGTAACAATAAGCGATACACCAGCTATAAGTATAAACAAACCTTTCTCTGACTCACCAGAAATGTCAGAAAGCCATGCTATTTCTTTTTCTAAAGCAGTTTCGGATAGCGCAACTATTTCAGAGTCGTTTGCCAGAACTGTAACTTTTTCTAGGACGTTTACAGAAACGCCTAGTATGTCAGATACTTTAGTTGTATCTAGCTTTGCAAAAGCCCTTTCCGATGCTTTTACAATGGATGATACTGCTAGTGTTTCTGACGATTTAAGGACAGACATAACACTAAACAAGAACAACATAGTGTCTATGTCTGAAACATCAGCTATTAGCTTTGCATCAGCACAATCAGATAGTGCTACAATTTCAGAGTCAATAACTGTACAATTAATTGAAAGTGGGTTATCTAGACCAAACCATAGTAGGTTAAACACTTTTATGTTCAATGGGTAGTTAAGATTAACCAAGAGGTCAAAAATGTCAAATATAGATGAACAACTACAATTGAAAGGCCATGTACAAATACACTTAAACGGTGAATTAGTACAGGACATAGACAACCTTGTAGTTACCGCGGGTAAAGGGTTTGTCGCTAGTCGTATGGAAGGAACTTCTGCAGGTGTGATGAGTCACATGGCAGTAGGAACCAGTACAACAGCGGCTGCTGCAGGACAAACTGCTTTAGTTTCAGAATCAGCACGTGTGGCTTTAGCTAGTACAAGTGTTTCTAGTGCCGTAGTAACATACACTGCAACTTTTCCTGCAGGAACAGGTACAGCAGCTCTTACTGAAGCAGGTATTTTAAATGCTTCTTCAAGCGGTACAATGCTATGTCGTACAGTTTTTTCAGTCGTAAACAAAGGGTCTGCAGATGCCATGACAATCACGTGGACTGTAACCGTTAGTTAAATAAGGAGTGCCAGAATATGGCGGTTTTACTTAAAAACAACGCGGGTACAACCCTAAGTGGTGATATAAACAATAGTGTAACCAGTATTGGCGTAGCTAGTAGTGCATCCTTTCCTTCTTCTTTAGGCAGTGACCATTTCTACGCTACTATTGATGACGGCACAAACGTAGAAATAGTAAAAGTAACTGCAGTATCAGGTACTACTTGGACCGTGGTTCGTGCACAGGATAATACGTCCGCACAATCTTTTTCTGCTGGAGATAACGTTCAACTTAGGTTAAACGTAAAAACTTTAGAAGAATTAGTAAGCGATAAAGTCACACTTGAAGACCTAGATGTAACCAGTGACAGTGGCACAATTGCAATAGACCTTGATAGTGAAACCCTTACTATTGCTGGCGGAGAGGGCATTGACACCTCAGCAACCAGTAATACTGTAACTATTGCAGGAGAAGATGCTACTACTTCAAATAAAGGTGTAGCTTCTTTTAGCTCTGATAACTTCGCTGTTTCTTCTGGTGCAGTAACTATTAAAGATGGTGGAGTAGTAGCCGCTGAGCTTGCTAGTAATGCTGTTGAGACAGCTAAAATAGCGGCTGATGCTGTAACTGGTGCAAAAATTGCTGATGATGCAATTGATAGTGAACACTACACAGATGGATCTATAGACACGGCACACATTGCTGATGACCAAGTAACCCTAGCTAAAATGGCAGGTTTGGCTAGAGGTAAAATTATATACGGAGATGCTTCAGGTAACCCAGCCGCTTTATCTCCAGGGTCTAACGGACAAGTATTAAAATCTGATGGTACAGATATTTCTTGGGGTACAGACTCAGGTTTAACCACAGAAGAAGTACAAGATATTGTTGGAGGTATGGTAGATGGTACTGAAACAGGTATCAGTGTTACGTATGACGATACAAATGGCAATTTAGACTTTGCCATAGCGGCGGCACAAACAACCATAACTTCTATATATGCTACTGATTTAATCTTAGGTGAAGATGCTCAAACAGCAATTGACTTTGGAACTGCTAACGAAATTGATTTTAAAGTAGATAATGCAGCTAGATTGACACTAACTGCCTCTGCTTTATACCCCGTAACTAATAATCAAATTGATTTAGGTACAAGTTCATTAGAATTTAAAGACGCATATTTTGATGGAACTGTTACAGCAGACGCTTTTGCAGGGCCACTAACAGGAAATGTTACAGGTAACGTATCAGGAACAGCGGCTACAGTAACTGGAGCTGCACAGTCAAACATTACAAGTGTAGGTACATTAACTGGTTTGACTGTTTCTGGAGATGTGATCATAGATACAAACGTACTGTTTGTTGATGTAAGTACAAATCGTGTAGGTATTGGTAACGCAACTCCAGACGTAAGTTTGGATATCGGCAGTTATACAGACGCAGTGCATGTTCCAGTTGGTACAACAGCACAACGCCCAGGCAGCCCAGCAGCAGGTTATTTCAGATACAACAGCACTTTAGGAAAATTTGAAGGGTATACAGACGCATGGGGCGAGATTGGAGGAGGTGCAAGTGGATCTGCCTTTACTCAGAATACATTTACAGGAGACGGGTCGGACACTACGTTTAGCCTTAGCACTACACCGACATCAGAAGACATGCTTTTGGTGTTCATTGACGGAGTATTCCAGGCAGACAATGTTTACTCTGTCTCAGGAACCACTTTAACTTTTGCCACAGCGCCCGCTAACAGTCGAGTAGTTACAGCGTACGTTGTAACGCCTGGTATCATTGGAGTTGCACCTGTTGTTAATACAATGACGGGAGATAATTCAGATACTACGCTTACGTTAAGTCAAGCCCCTGCACATGAAAACGCTACCTTTGTCACTATAGACGGAGTTGTACAACACAAGAGCACGTATGCTGTGTCAGGTACCACACTAACTTTTAGTACAGCGCCTCCTACTGGATCTGCAGTTGAGTGTATAACTTTTACTAATGTTTCGACTTCTACTTTTTCTGATTTAGACGCTGATACCAAGATTCAATGTGAAGAATCAAGTGACGAAGATAAGATACGTTTTGATACTGGTGGTACTGAACGTATGGTATTAGATTCTACAAGTCTAACTGTAACACCTAAGATTGTATCTGATGCTGGTATAGATATAGATAACTTCAATATAGATGGAACTACTATAGCTTTATCTTCAGGTGATATGACATTAGATTCTGCTGGTGACATTATTCTTGATGCCGATGGTGCAGATGTAATTTACAAAGATGGTGGTACTACATTCCTAGAAATTGATAAAGACAACGACAACGCAAGAATAAAAAACCCAATATCTGATGGTGATATAAAGATACAAGGTAATGATGGTGGCTCTATTGTTACCCCTCTTACTCTTGATATGTCAGTAGGTGGACAGGTACAAATTACTAATCCAACTAATCACCCCATGACAATTGAAAGCACAGCTACCAATGGTGGTTATATTGAATTTCTAACAGCAGCAAATGGTGCCAATATGGGTTATATAGGTAGTGCTAATGAACTTATAAATACTGGTGGAAATACTGATTTTGGTATAAGAGCGCAAGACGAATTTTATCTTAGCACTGGTGGTTCTGCGGCAAGAATAAAAATTCTTAATGATGGCACATTAAGACTTGGAAATGGATTAGAGTCTGCTGTAGATCAAACCTCATCTCAACTACTGGGTATACAATTTGGTTTTAGTTTTGGAAACATTGGTTTAAATTTAGGGTGTGGCTCTTATACGAGTAACTACGACCTAATGAGATTTTACAATGGTAATGGACAAGTAGGTGATATTAGAGTTAGTGGAAGTGCTACTGATTTTGATACAAGTTCAGACTACAGATTAAAAGAAAATGTTACCTATGATTGGGACGCTACAACTAGACTGAAACAACTCAAACCCGCTAGATTTAATTGGATTGCAGATGATACAAATACACCTGTTGACGGATTCTTAGCACACGAAGTGTCTGACATAGTGCCTAATGCAATAAATGGAGAGAAAGATGCTGTTTATACAGCAAAAGATGAAGCTAACGGATTAGGTAAAGAAGGTGAGCCAAATATGCAAGGTATAGACCATTCAAAGTTAGTTCCGTTGTTAGTAAAAACAATCCAAGAATTAGAAGCAAGAATCAAAACATTAGAGGACTCATAGATGACAACGAAGATACCTGTCGAATTAAGTAGCACACCTGGAATTGTAGATGGATCAAACGCTACTGCGATTACTATTGACTCTAGTGAACGTGTCGGTATAAATGAAGCATCCCCAGACCTTACACTTCACGTTAATAGCGGAGCTACTAATACTGTAGCTAAATTTGAAAGTACAGATTCTATAGCAGTAGCGCAATTCAAAGATAATAATGGTGAAGCTGAAATTGGGTGTGTTGGTGATGATATTGGGTTTTATCCTGCTGGTGCTGAAAAGATGCGCATAAATTCGTCTGGAAACGTGGGTATAGGAACTTCAAGTCCAGCAACAGGATTAAGTTTAGTAGGTGCAAATAACGCAGCTTCAACTTTAACACTTACAAATACTGCACCTAGTCCAGATAATACTTGGACATTTACACCACAGTATAACTCAGGTGATTTGACAATATCTGATGATGGTACTGAAATTATGAGAGTTAATACAAATGGAAACCTTTTAATAGGGAGAACAACTGACTCTTGGAATACTGATGGTATTGTTCTTGCTGATTCTCCATTTATGTATATAGAAAGAACTGATGGTAGCGGTGTTTTATATTTACATAGAAGGGGTACTGATGGGGTATTTATCCAGTTTTGGCACGCAAACGCTTATGATGGATATATTTCTAGTTCTAGCGGTGTTGTATCACTTACAGGCTTTCAAGGCTCACACTCATCTTCTGGTGATGGTATATCAGCAGATACAGAAATAGGAACAGTCGTTTCAACTATAGATGAAGAACACTCTCAAAGACACGCAAAAATTAAAGTGTCTGATTCTGTTGGAGATAAAAGAGTTTATGGAACTTTAGAAAAATGGAATCCAGAAATTATTGAAGAAAATGGACAAACCATAGAAGCACACGCTCTTGTTGCATCAACTGGTGTAGGCTCTATAAGAGTCACTGGTGCGTGTGAAGGTGGAGATTTACTTGAGTCAAATGGAGATGGCACAGCTAAAGTACAATCAGATGATATCGTTAGAAGCAAAACGATTGGTAAAGTAACAATAGGCAATTCAAACACAGGAGTTAAATTAGTCTCTTGTGTTTTGTATTGTGGATAATTAGAGGATGCATAGAAAATGGCAATAACCAAAGTAACACGACAATTACTATCGACAGGAATAGATGACAACTCTAATGCAACTGCGATTACGATAGATTCTAGTGAGAACGTGGGTGTAGGAACTGCGAGTCCTTCTACTTATGACAGTCGTGCAAATAACCTTGTTGTAGGTGATTCTGGTGATTCTGGTATTACTATATTTAGTGGCGCATCAAGCGATGCAAGATTACAGTTTGCGCCTAGTGGTTCTACAGGATTAGACAACGGTCTCATTAGTTACGATAACAACAATGACTCAATGGTATTTGCAACAGGCGGTTCTGATAGATTGCACATAGATTCATCTGGAAATGTCGGTATAGGAACTTCAAGTATTTCGTCTTGGACTAAATTACAGGTTCAAGGAACAGCTGGCGCACAAACTGGTGCTAAACAAGCCTTATATATAACATCACCAACTACAACAGCAAATGAAGGTGTAGGTATTCGTATGAGTGCCGCAAGTGGTTCAAATGAAGCTGTTGGTATTATCGGTATGGTGAATAACGCTTCTGGTAATTCTGGTTCAATGACATTTCATACCTATGCTGGTGGGGCTGATATACCAGAGAGAGCGCGGATAACTTCAGGTGGACACCTACTTATAGGTAAGACTTCTTCAGGTATAGATGTTACAGGGTTTACATTTGATAGTAATGGTAACTCTAATATGGTTTGTAATTTAACATCAGAGAACGAATCAATTATATACAATAACAATAACAATAGTGGTGCAAAATATATACACGATTTCAGACAAAACGGGACTAGCGTAGGTAAAATTGAAGTTGGTACAAGTTCAACAGGTTATGTTGTTAATTCAGACTACAGACTAAAAGAAAATGTTGATTATTCATTTGATGCTACTTCCAGACTAAAACAACTTAAACCTTGTAGATTTAATTGGATAGTTGACGATACTAATACATTAATTGATGGGTTTTTAGCTCACGAAGTTTCAAGCATAGTGCCTGAAGCAATTAGTGGTGATAAAGATGCAGTAGATTCTGATAACAAGCCTAAGTATCAAGGTATAGACCATTCAAAGTTAGTTCCGTTGTTAGTCAAAGCAATACAAGAACAACAAACAATTATTGATGACCTGAAATCAAGAATAAAAACACTAGAGGACGCATAGATGGCATTACAATCCAGTGGAGCAATCTCCATGTCAGAAATCGGAACAGAACTAAGTAACGCAAGTAGAAGCCTAAGAACCCTTAGTGCTGCTGCTGGTAAATCAACTCCAGATTCAATGTCTGAGTTTTACAGTTACAGTTCGGGTAGTTTTAGTTGGAGCAACATCAGTACATCTACGTCTGATGCTTTTGTCACCACAAATACTACTACTACGAATATTGGATCTACAATTACTTTAAGATTCAATTTAACTAAATCAGGTAACGATGCGAACCAGTACATCGTGATATACAAAAATGGAGCAAGCCAAGTCCAACTGACTTCAGGTAACACAGATTTAACTGGTGTTACATCCAGCGATACATTCTATGCTGCTGTCTACAATTCTGCTGGAGAAACTTTTACTGGAACGATAACCATCACGGATCAAACTAATGGAACTCAGTTAGATACTGCAACAATTTCTTATTTTAGGGAACAAGAATAATGGAATCCACTGATAAAGATTTAATTGATATAGCAGCAGGAGCAACTGGAATTATGACCTGGGCCAACATACTGCCTAATCTAGCAGCTATTTTCACTATTACCTGGTTAGGCATACGAATTTACGAAAGTGATACAAGTCAAAAACTTATAAAAAGGTGGTATAAAACATGGACCTCAAAGCCTTAACAGAACAACTCAAAATTCATGAGGGGTTCCGCAATCACGTATACCAATGTTCAATGGGACACGACACAATTGCGTATGGCCACTTAGTCAGCAAAGGTGTATCAAAAGCTGTAGGTGAACTTATTCTCCAGGAAGATATCCAGGAAGCCATTGACGAAGTAAAACGCAATATTGGATTCTTTGAGGATCTACCAGATAAAGCACAAGAAGCAATTGTTAACATGAGTTTTAACCTGGGCATTAGTAGACTGATGCAGTTTAAGAAAATGCTCATGCATCTTCGAGACAGGAACTTCAGTAAAGCAGCAGACGAAGTTTTAAACTCCAGGTATGCCACTCAAGTAGGCAAAAGAGCAATGGATGTTGCCACAATGATTAAAGAGTGTGAGAAGGATGGATGAAGCCATACGTTTTATTAATGATGTAGGTTTTCCTATAGCAACTGCTGGAGCACTTCTTTATTTCGTTCAACATTTACTCAATCGTATTATTAATAACATGGAAGCCAAGATAGATGTTTTGGATGAAAAACTTGGTGCCATCATAAACACCACTGAAGAAAGATTGTCTTCCAAATTAGAAACACAACATTCGATCATTGTCAGTTTGATTGATCGGGTTCGTAGTTTAGATAATGAAGTTTTAAGAATATCAGTGTTACTAAAAGTAATTAATAGATTACCAGAAACATTAGAAGTCGATAGATTAGACAAAGCCAAAGTAAAGAACCAGAGGAAAGATTAAATGTCATTAGCAGAAAGTATTACTGGAATAGCCGGAACGGTCCTGGACAAGTTTGTAGAGGACAAAGACCTAAAAGCAAAACTACAACATGAAATGAATATGCAGTTGCATAATGCCAACCTGGCCCAGATTGAACTCAACAAAAATGATGCGCAAGGAAACTGGTTTCAGTCATCTTGGAGACCACTTACAGGATATGTTTGTGTCTTAGGGTTTGGTGTTAATTTCTTAGTGAGTCCAATAGCTGCCGGATTTGGTGTAGTGATTCCTCAAGCAGATACATCTACTATGATGCCAGTATTGATGGGTTTGCTTGGGCTTGGTGGCCTTAGATCATTTGAGAAAACAAAAGGAGTCGAAGGTAAATAGCTATATATCAATAACTTACATTATCTATATAATACTGTAGTTTAACCAGGTAACTATTGATAAATCCGTTGCGATTTAACCAGGACCCAAAAACAACAAAAAATAACGTAAGCCGATTTGCGAAGCTGCGAGAAATCTTTCTGAATTACTCAATATTTGCTGATCGGTGTTTTTTTTATCAAATTGTTTTGTGTACACCCTTATAAAAAACCTAGACATTTTGTCCTGTAATATAATATCCTTTGAGATATGGAGATTGTGAGTTCATCCCAAAAGGTAGGTTTTTAGCACAACGGACTTAAAATCCGTTGAGATAACTCTCGTGCCGGTTCGAGTCCGGCCCCGGGCACCACTAAAAACCGCAACGGATTTTTACTCACTTTCTTCTGGAAATTTTAACAACAGGAGAGAAACAGTGAGTATATATAAACAAGAAAAAGTAGTAAAAAACACTTTGTGTACACCCTATAGGAATAATTCTTCTAAAGGAGTCACAAATATGAACATTGGTTATGTCCGTAGACAAAAGCAAATAAACACAGATCAGTTATTGATCAATTTCTACAATGAGTATTGGACTGGACTGAAAACAGTCAAAGAGTTATGTGATAAACACAATATAGATCCTGAGACTTGCAATGAGTTTATCAATAGAGGTCGTGAGTTAAACAACATTGATGGGAGGGCAATCTAATGTATACAGTAATTGATTTCGTATATAAATATGGTAAGTATTATTGGGGACAAAAATCCGAAAGACATTGGATTGATTCTGTAAGGAAGATGGAACGATTTTGTCGGTTTAAAGATTATCAAGAAAAATCCATAGACTCATATAAACCTACAGACATTTATGACTTCTTTAATCACCTTGAAGAAAATGGATTATCTGATAGTACGATCAACAGATATACAGCAGCAATCAGCAGCACTTTCAAGTTTGCTGTAGAACAAGGTGTAATGGATAAGAGAGATTTACCAATCATTAGATGGCGCAAAGTAGTTAATGAAGCTAGGCCAAGATATTTTAGTGATAAGGAAATACAAACCATAGATAAAAAGTTAGCAAATCATCCATGTCATTCCTGGATGGTCCACTATTTTAGGATCGCATTGATTACTGGTATGAGAAGAGGTGAGATTATATCCATTGGAAAAAACCCTTCCGACTTACACCACAAAGCAACTTATGGTGTCGTAGATAAAAACAAAAAAACAGTTACGTTGTATAGAACTAAAAATGGGAAAACTAGAGTAGTCAGGATGAAAGCAGCTTGGGAATCACTTAAGAAGTTAAATTTTAAACCTGGTTCCTTTTATACTGATCATCGGTTTTATACTACCTGGAGAGAAGTTGCAAAAAGTGTGTGCGATGGCGATGAAGCTAAGTTGGAACATTTTGTTTTTCATGTAACCAGACACACTTGCGCTTCACGTATGATTAACAAATACAATATGCCTACATTGAAAGTCCAAATGAAACTCGGACACGAATCAATCACGACTACACAAAAGTATGTTCACAATGCGGATGAGCAAACTACTGAAACAGAAGATGAAATGATGGCGAATGATTATAACTTTACGGAGGTGGCATAATGACTTTTCGTATACCTAATCTACCAACATTCGATGGTGTGGATATCCTGGTCCGTAAAACTGCGCAAGATTCAGTAGAACTATCTTTGGCCAAACTTGATGATGTAATGAACGATTTAGTTCCCATATTGCACCACGAGACCTATGGTAAAGAACTTCTGATGCATGAGGACCGACTAAAACATTCTGCAATTCGTCTTCGAGAAGTAGCTGATGCACTCGAAGATTTGAACAAAAGAATTAACAGTAGTATAAATATACAAGTGGACTAAATTGACACGAGGAGGACAATTATGATTCCACTTACATTCGGAGAACATTACAAAAAGGGGAGTAACAATGCAATACAAACACAATCTACATAAACGATTGCAAATGCTCAGAGAACGTCAGCAACTTACTTGTAGGAAGCTAGGCGAAATTCTTGGAGTTGGTGAGTCTATCGTTGCTAAATGGTGTAATGGCAAACGTGTACCTTCCAGGAGAAACCTGAAAAAGATATGCGATTATTTTAAAGTAGAACCAGCCTGGTTAATCTATGGCATCGACAGTGATGCACCAGTTTTAAAAGAAGGTTCTGCTGTATCGGAAACACTCGCTGTTGATGCTGAGTTGGCATTCAATGAACTTAATACTGAAAATCAAAAAGCAGTATTAGCCTTCACTAAAGTTTTGCTTTCAAAACAACAGCAAGACACAAATGGAGGATGTGTTAATGGAGATTAAAAATAAAAAATCTGTTGCTGATGCAATGGCTTATTTTGATGAATTGGTAGCTGAATTCGTTGGCTTGGTGACTGAGCCTATACTTGTAAACCGAGGTAGAGACATTTACATGACACCAAGGGCAATACGGAGAGTTGAAGTAGCCTACCAATCTGAGCCGAAACCTTACTTGGAAAAGATCTGTCGCAGCGACTTAACTATTGCAGTAATGGAGTGGATGAAAACCAGAGTATCTTATGACGAATCACAACAATATCCAGCACTTAAAATAATCAATTGGTTTGTTTGGCAAGAAGTGGGTACTGTTCACGTCTATCTGATATTAGAAAAAGATGCCCTTTATGATGTTGTGCCAGCAGATATAAATAAGGCAGTGATACATTGGGCAAAATGTGCAGGACGTTTTATGGATGCTACTCGTTACCCAAAACTCAGGTGCTATTTCGATACGAAGACAGAAGAGAATGTCTACTTTTCTTCAGACAGTGCTGTATTAAATAGCATGAGTGATCGTGTTACTGGGTTATTTGGTGACATACAAGACCAACAAAACAGCATTGAATACAAAGTTTATAATGGCGAACAAGATTACGGTAACTACAACAAAGTTACCTTAGAAGACCATCAAAAAAGCATTTTAGATACTGTAAACATAAAGATATAGAACACTAGAAAACCTGACACTTAGTAACACTAGGTGTTGGGTATTTCTATACCTATAGACTGGACAAATTGGAGTCAAACAAGACTTTTGTGTACACCCTATAGGTAATCCCAAGTAAAGGAGACATAGGTATGAAAGACGTGAATCTTATTGAAGAGATTACTAGAGAACAAAAGATGTTCTCAGAAGGAAACCAACGGTATAAAGACAGAGTAGAGAAGAACAAAACTACTTCAACTCAAAAACACCCTCACAACATAATATCTAAAGCATTACCTAGAGTGTCTAAAGCACTAAAGGTATTCATAAGTGACGAATTGAATAAATCTTCAGGTAGAAGGTATTCGTGGATAGAAGATATTAAAACTATAGATACTGATATCTTAAGTTTTATAGGTTTGAACTGTTGTATGGATGCTGTAAGTATGAACCAAAGTTTTACCACGTGTATTACCAAGATAGGACTCAGGATAGAACTTGAAGTCTGGGCCAATGGACTTCGAGACAAAGATAAAGCATTGGCTAAAAGAATTGAAAGCCAGGTGATTAAGAGTCACTCAAGTGAACGCTATCGAATTAAAGCAGCAAGAATCATTGCATTTAAAGAAGGCTATGTTCAAGAGAAGTGGACCGATGAACGAAAAGTCAAAGCTGGTTCACCAGTAATCAATGCAATCATGGAGCATTCCAAAGTATTCGATACCTGGTTACAAAGAACAAAAAGTAACAACACAGTTAAGAAAGTCGGATTGACTACTGAAGCATCTGCCTTGTTAGCCAAATTGGAATACGAAGATTCCTGGGCAGAACCCATGTTGCAACCCATGATCATACCTCCCAAAGATTGGGATTCTACGTCTACTGGATGTTATTACGATGAAGTGACTGCTAGTCATGTTCCATTGATTAGGAAGAACCCATCGAACACGAGTGCCTGGAAGAACCAAAATAAAACTGTCGTACATCAACTTAAAAATGAGAAGGAATTACCAGAGTACATTGAAGCATTGAATATGTTGCAAAGTACAAAGTTGGTTATCAATGAACACGTGGTAGAAGCAATCACCTGGTGTTGGGAAAACAATAAACACTTAGGCAAGTTTCCAATCAAAGAATACTTAACGAACTTAAAACGTCCAGACGATTGGGATGATATGTCTCAATTTGATAAGAAAGGATGGACCATCGATGCCAGGAACATTCGTGAGAAGAACCGAGAGATCGATGGTGCCAGGGCAGTGATGGCCCAGGATCTAAAATGTGCTGAAGACTTGGCACAATATGATGAATTCTATATGCCCTGGAATTTTGATTTTAGAGGTAGAGTCTACCCGGTAACACACTTTTGCTACCATCGTGATGATCACGTCAAAGCTATGTTCATGTTTAAGAACACTTGCAAACTGGATGAAGATGCAAAGTATTGGTTAGCAATACACATAGCTAACGTAGGTGATTACGATAAGATATCGAAGCAACCCTTCAGTGAAAGAGTGAAGTGGGTATTAGAGAACGAAGAAAAGATATTGGATGTGGGCCAGGACTATGAGAAGAGTTTTGACTGGTGGTCACAGGCCGACAAACCGTTCCAGTTTTTAGCAGCTTGTCGTGAGTATTTCTTGGCAACCATCAACCCCGATTATGAAACTGGTTTACCAATATCTTTAGATGCAACCAACAGTGGTACACAACATTATGCTGCTGCTAGTCTGGATGCTAAAGAAGGATACATGGTCAACCTGGTGCCAACAGATTCACCGCAAGACATTTATCAACGTGTGGCCGATAACGTCAACAAAGCATTAGAAAAAGATAAAGATAATCCATTAGCTAAAACCTGGTTAAAGTATGGTGTTGGTCGTTCTGAAGTAAAACGAAATACCATGACTTACTCATACTCGTCTAAAGCATACGGTATGAAAGAACAACTGATGGAAGACTTGATGAAACCATTGCAAAAAGATGTCGATAGAAAGATACGCAAGGTTCATCCATTTGGTGGTTCTAAAGAACAAAGTCAGGCAGCAACTTACCTGGCTAACATCAACTACAAGGTAATCAAAGATTTAATTAAGAGTGCTGAAGGTGGGATGCAGTTTTTCCAGGCTATTGCCGGAATACTTGCGGACCAGGGCAAAGAGATTTCCTGGACTACACCAGTGGGATTTCCTGTCGTGCAAAAGTATTGCCAATGGAAGTCAAAGAAGATCAGGCCGTTCCTTTATGATCGTGCTGCCAATGTCTACAAAAGATCACAAGTGTCTATTCGAGAGAAGGATGAATACCGGGTAAACAAGAGAAAGAATAAAGCAGCTATCAGTCCTAATGTAATTCACAGTATGGATGCTGCTCACTTACTTAAAACAATTATTACAGGCAAAGACAATGGCATAAAAGACTTTTGTGTCATACACGATTCTTTTGCTACTTTGCCATGCGATACCTGGATGTTATTCCATTGCATCAGAAGAAGTTTTGTTGAGATGTATAAAGACTGGTGTATGTATGAAGACTTCTTATTTCAAACTAAACAACAAATGAAGAACCCAAGTGATCCAAATATCAAAGATATACCCAAGAAGGGTAACTTAGATTTGGAGAGCATCATGGAGTCTGACTATTGTTTTTCATGACTAACAACGCGACAAATTGTCCAGAGTAGGTAAATTATGTATCACAGAGAAAAGGTGTTGGAGTTGTGTGAGCTCTCATTACGTAAGGGTGAACCCATTCCAAAGCCACTGATCGTTGCAGCTAAACGATTGGGAATACGTCTACCGGAAGGTAGGAATTTAAACAAGCAAACTAAAGAGGAGACAGACAGTGGCACAAAAAGTTAAATTTGTATCACCAAAAGGTCGAGCCAAGTATCCCTGGTTAAACAAACCAGACACTCAGTTTTCACCTGAAGGTGTTTTCAAAACGTCACTTATTCTTGAGGATTCCAAAGCATTCATAAAGCAACTACAAGATATTGCTAAAGAAGAATTTGGACCAAAAGCAAAAACCAAACTTCCATTCGATACTGATGAAGAAACTGGTGAAACTTTCATAAAAGTAAAAAGCAAGTATCAACCTAAGTTCTATGATTCAACTGGCCAGATATTAACTGGTAGCCAGGTGCCCAACTTATGGGGTGGATCAGTTATGAAAGTAGGTGGTTTTATTACTACGTATCAAGTGTCAGGTCAGAAGGGCATATCTCTACAGCTAACTAAAGTACAAATCATTGAGCCAGTAACTTCTGGTGATGATTCAGGCTTCGATTCTGTCGAAGGTGGTTTTGTAGCAACTGAAGAGGATAGCTTCGATGACGTTCCAACTGAGAAAGTGGCACAAGGACACGAGGAAGAAGCGGACCGCTTCTGAACGTGGTATTCGATATGGATACAGATCAGGACTTGAGAAACAAATAGCTTCTCAACTCAAAAGTAAAAAGTTACCGGTCATCTATGAGACAGATAGGATTGCATACGAGATACCTTCAAGACAATCCAAATACACACCTGATTTTAAGTTAACAAAATCTGATGGTGGGATTCTCTACATAGAAACGAAAGGTTTATGGACTGTTGATTCAAGACAAAAGCATATCTTAATCAAGGACCAACATCCTGATATTGATATCCGATTCGTATTCAGTAACCAAAACAACAAATTGTATAAGGGCAGCAAAACAACTTATGCATCTTGGTGTAGTAAGAACGGTTTCCGGTTTGCACACAAATGGATACCCGATGAATGGTTAGCTGAATGTATTAGTTAAGGCGAGCAAAGGCACTCCTATTCCCCCGGTAGGAGTGTCTTTTTTACAAGGAGATAATCGTGGCAACAGTAGAGAAACCAACTGATGACGGTTCAGGGAGTCAATTCATATCACACATACCTTGCGAGCATTGTGGATCAAAAGACAATGCAGCTTTATATACAGATCATACCTATTGCTTCGGATGTAAAACACATACACCAGGCGATGGTACACAACATAAAACTATGGATGCACCAGAATTACCCAAAACTTTGATTGATGGCCACTACAGTGCGCTACCAGTCAGAGCATTAACAGAAGAAACTTGTCGTAAGTTTGATTACAGAATTAGTAAGTATAAAAAGTCACCTGTCCAGGTAGCCAACTATCGTGATACCAACGGTTCGATAGTGGCACAAAAGATACGTGATGCAGATAAGAACTTCAGTATCTTAGGCGATGCCAAAAAGATGACACTGTATGGCCAACACTTATGGAACAGTGGAAAGAAGTTAGTTGTCTGCGAAGGTGAGATTGATGCCATGAGTGTGAGCCAGGTGCAGAATCACAAGTGGGCAACAGTCAGTCTTCCTAATGGCTGCCAAAGTGGTAAGAAGTCATTAGTAAAAGCCTGGGATTATCTACAACAGTTTGAAGAGATCATTCTGTTTTTTGACCAGGATGAAGCCGGGCAACAAGCAGCAAAAGAATGTGCCGAAGCATTACCCATTGGTAAAGCTAAGATTGCAAAGTTGTCATACAAAGATGCCAATGAAGCATTAGTAGCCAATCAACCACAAGCAATTATTAATGCAATATGGCAAGCAAAAGAATATAGACCGGATGGCATTGTGTCTTCCAATGATCTTAGATCGATCATAAGTGAACACGATGTTGCATCGACCATAACTTATCCCTGGTCCAAACTGAATGACCTCACAAGAGGTATTAGGCCAGGTGAACTTGTAACTCTATGTGCCGGAAGTGGTGTAGGTAAAAGCACCATGATAAGAGAACTGGCATACCACTTACATAAGAACGGATCGACTGTCGGTTTACTTATGTTAGAGGAATCCAACAAAAGAACATTACAAGGTTTAGTTGGACTTGAGTTACGTAAGAACATAACGATTGATCCAGAAGCAGCGACCAAAGAAGAAATCGAAGGTGGCTTCGATGCATTGTTTGGCGATAAACCTATCTATTTATTTGATCACTTTGGATCGACTGCCCTAGACATAATCGTCAATCGTATTCAATACATGGTGAGAGGTATGGGATGCACTCATGTGTTCCTAGATCATGTTTCAATTTTAGTAAGTTCATCATACGGAAGTTCTGCAACTCAAAGTTCTGATGAAAGACGTTTAATAGATTTGATTATGACTACATTGCGTACTTTGGTCCAAGAATTAAACATAGGTTTAATTTTAGTCAGTCACTTAAAACGACCTGCCAACGGTGGAGGTCACGAAGCCGGATCAAAAGTAAGACTCTCAGAATTACGTGGTTCACACTCACTGGCCCAACTAGCCGATATGTGTATTGGACTCCAGGTAGATTCTGAAGAGCCTAATGCAGATAAACGTCAGCTTGTTTTACTCAAGAACCGCTACACAGGTGAAGTAGGTTTTGCTGGCAACGTCAAATACAACCGTCACACAGGCAGACTCATGGATGCCGATAACCCTGAGTGTGACATACCGTTTTAATTACAAGGAGCAACCATGTTAAGAGTGTTTGACATTTGTTCAGGCATTGGTGGTTTTAGTCTTGCATTACACGCAACAGGTGGTTTTGAAACTGTTGGATTTTGTGAGTTCGATGAATATTGCCAAAAGATACTGAAAAAAAATTTCCCTGATACACCAATTTTTAATGACTTAAAGGATCTAGCTAAAGATGAAGAAACAATCAGAACTATTCCCGACCACGACCTCATCTGCGGAGGAGTGCCATGTCAAAGTTGGAGTGCCGCAGGGAAACAAAAAGGCACAGAAGATGACCGCCACCTCTGGCCGGCAATGTTTGAAATTGTTAAAGGCAAAGGACCCACTTATGTTGTTGTTGAGAACGTCAATGGTTTTATCACCATGGGAGGGGCCGACCTCGTACTCCATGACTTGGAAGGTGAAGGCTACTCCTCGACAACGCTTGTACTTCCAGCTTTATCCGTCAAAGCTCCCCACCGAAGGGATCGAGTCTGGATCATCGGGAAAAAAATCTCAGAATGATACTTGGCCAACTCCAAGAGTATCCGATACTGAGGGTGGTGTTGTTAAGAATGTTGAAAAGAAAAATGACTCATATTCCAGAGTCAATAAAAAAGGTGTCAGATTCGGAGTCAAACTAAAAGATGCTGTTGGCTATGAAGAAGAAAAACTATGGCCAACACCGATAGCATCATCCAGTCAATCAGCATCAATTGATGCCAGTAAAAAAGAAGCCGAGAGATTACATCCAAAAGGACAAAATCATTTAGCTGCTGAGATGGCAAGTAGAACTTGGCCAACTCCATCTGCCAATGAAGATGCTGCTGGAACACCTAATGGAAAAATGCAAAGGATGCTAGGAAATCATCCGGGGATAAGAGGCACTACACAAAAAGAATTTGATAAAGGTGCACTTAATCCTGATTGGGTGGAATGGTTAATGGGATATGCACCAGGTTATACCGATCCTGAGTATACCGAGCCATTGCAATTAGAAGATCATTTAGGTTTTGAAAGTGAGCCAGACATACCCAGAGTAACCACCAGAAAAGAACATCGAGTGAACCGATTGAAGTGTTTAGGCAATTCAATTGTGCCGCAGATTATGTATGAGATTGGCAATGCCATATTAGCTGACTACAACAAGGAGAAATGACATGGTAGGAAAAGGCGATAACTTCCGTCCAGTCCAGGACAAAGAGAAATTTGAATCAGAGTGGGATCGTATCTTTGGTGACAAAAAGAAAGTTAAGGTTAGAAAGAAAACCCCAAAACACGCTGTCACTCAAGAGCATAAAGATAAAACCAAATACGATAGAAAAGTTGGATGGGATGCTAACGGTTCACCAGTAGAGACTGAGGAGTGACTCTTGTATTCGATCTCGAAAGTGATGGACTATTAGATAAACTAACAAAGATACATTGCCTATCTATTGTTGACTTAGATGCAGAAGAATCTAAAGCAACTCTATACCATGAACCAAGAGAAATAGAACACGCACTCCAACTTCTACAAGAAGCTAAAACCATAATTGGTCATAACATCATTTGTTTTGACATTCCGGCTATACAAAAAGTTTATCCAGAATTTAAACCAACAGGCCAGGTAAGAGATACCCTGGTTTTATCCAGGTTAATCAAAGCAGACCTATTCAACGATGACTTTAAGAACCAGTCATTACCTGATGATTTTCTTAAGAGATTCTATGGCTCACACTCATTGAAAGCCTGGGGTATGAGACTGTCTAATCTAAAAGATGATTACGATGGTGGATGGGAAAACTACAGCGATGCTATGGGCACATATTGTAACCAGGATGCACAACTTACAGCAGACTTATACAAACATTTATCTAAAGAAGACTTTAGTGAAACTTCCATTGAACTGGAGCATAACTTAGCTGCTGTCTGTCATGAAGTTGGTAACAATGGATGGACATTCGATTTAGTAAAAGCTGGTGAGTTGTATGGCAAATTGTCACAACGAAGAGCAGACCTAAATAAAGAATTGAGTGAACTGTTTGAACCTTGGGAAATACACACTGAGTTTATACCCAAGGTAAATAACAAAACACTTGGCTATGTTAAAGGCGAACCATTTACTAAAGTAAAAGTCGTTGAGTTCAATCCCAACAGTAGAAAACACATTCACTATTGCCTGGTAAAGAAATACAACTGGAAGCCAACACAATTTAGTCCATCAGGTGATCCTAAACTTGATGAATCTACATTAGAGAAACTTCCATACCCTGAAGCTAAAAAACTGGCCGAGTCATTCATGATACAAAAACGTATCGCCATGTTAGCTGAAGGTCGAAGTGCCTGGTTAAAACTATGTGATAACGATGGCAAGCTAAGACACACGATTATTCCTAATGGATGTGTGTCAGGCCGCGCATCGCATCGTAATCCAAACCTGGGCCAGGTGACTTCTGCAAGGCTGCCTTATGGCAAGGAATGTCGTGAGTTGTTTACAGTGCCAACTGGATGGACACTTTTAGGTAGTGACTTGAGTGGTCTTGAAGTTAGGTTACTTGCTCACTTCTTACACCATTATGATAACGGTGAATATGCCAAGCAGATACTCGAAGGTGATATCCATACTTACAATGCCAATGCTTTAGGTATTGAACGTAGCCAGGCTAAGACTTGGCTTTATGCCACGATGTATGGTGGTGGCAATAAGATCATTGGTGAGATCGTAGGTGGTTCAGCTAAAGATGGATCCAGGTTAAAAAAACAATACGATCAAAACGTACCGGCATTCAAACGTCTAAGAGAAGAAGTAAGACGTGCTGCCAAACGTGGTTACATCTTTGGATTAGACCGAAGAAAACTTTATATAAGATCAGAACACAAAGCACTCTCACAACTATTACAGAGTGCCGGTGCAGTCTTATGTAAGCAATGGCTATACCTGGTCTATAAACAAATCAAACAACAACTTAATAACGATGCATACATAGTCGGATGGATTCATGACGAAATCCAGATTGCTTGTAAATCGGAAGGAGTCGCAGAACGTGTCGGACAAATCAGCAAAGAAATGGGATTACTGGCAGGAAATACTTACAACTTGCAAATCCCCCTCGAAAGCGAGTATTCCCTGGGATCAACTTGGCATCAAACGCACTGAAGGTAAAGACTACGATGGCTTTGAAACCATGTTGGCATTTTACATTGTCTTAGATAGAGCACAAAGAAACCCATTTCGTATCAAAGGTAGATTCGCCAGAGAAGGTGCACTGCACGTAGCCATATGTGCCAGTGAAGGATTAATAACAGTAAAAGTAGATGACGTGGTATGGACGAACAAGTGGTCCATAACACCAGAAGGGATTTCCCTAAAGGAGAGATTGTATGGCTTACTTGAAGAACATTGTGGAGAATACGAAAGCACCGATACTATTCATTGATGCTGACTTATACCTCTATCGTGCAGCCAGTGCTGCTGAAGATGAAACCGATTGGGGTGACGATATCTGGAGTCTGTCTACAGACCTAAAGACAGCAAAAGAAATCTTTACTAACCAGGTAACTGAGTTCCAAGAAAAACTGAATGTAAATACAGTGTATATGTGTTTATCTTCCAGGAATAACTACAGAAAAACCCTATACGAACCTTACAAAAGTAGTCGTAAGAAAACACGTAAACCAGTAGGGCATAAAGCACTTATCGACTGGTGCCACGATACCTACAACACGATTACTCAAGACACACTAGAAGCTGATGATGTCATGGGTATCCTGGCCACTGATCCGGATGCTAAAGGTAAACGCATCATTGTATCTGATGATAAAGATATGAAAACCATACCAGGACAATTGTATCGCCCAGGTGAAGACGAACTGTTTACCATCCATGCAAAAGAAGCTGATGAAAACTTCTACATACAAACACTGACTGGAGATACCACTGATGGATACCCAGGTTTAGTTGGTGTTGGGCCAGTGAAAGCTAAGAAGATACTAGGTGAACGTCCAGACTGGATGCTTGTTCGTAATGCCTATCTAAAAGCTGGTTATACATTAGAAGACCTATTGGCCCAGGCAAGGTGCGCCAGGATATGTCGCTACTCAGATTGGGATTTTACTAATGAAAAAGTTATTCCCTGGAGTCCATGATGCCTAGATACCTATTCAAACTCACACAAAAACAACCAGAAGAAATGCTTATCAAGGCACCTAATTTAAGAGTAGCAAGATTGATGGTCCTGGATAAGTTCACAAAGAAACCAAAGAAAGATTCTGACTATGCAATAGAACTACGTTTAGTCAGTCAAAAGAAATTGCAGCAGAGACAATTTGACAAATGAAAAGAGAAAGACAGTGCACCGTTACCGGGCAAAAGATAACACCTGATCAAACTTGGATATCAGTGGATATGTTCACTGGTTCAATCATCGAGTGTGAAGACTACATAGCAACCCAAGAGTGGCACTTACAAGGCTACAAAAACATAAAGGTAGTTTCAGCAGAAACCCCTACAACAATAAGGAACCAGAGCAATGACCAAGAAGAGCAGCAACCTCCAGTCTACTGCGCTATCTGCGAAGACTAAGGAAAACAAATGGACCAAGCTACAAAAAGAACACTCAGCATTACCAAGTAAAGAAGAGTGGGATCAAAACATACTTAATGTATCTAACAACATCAATCCAACCCATTACAAATCAGGTGGAATAGAAGCTGTTGATGCAATGGTGAGTGCTTTTGGTCGAGATCAAGTCGTTAAGTGGGCCGAGGTAAATGCATTCAAGTATATCTGGAGAATGCATAAGAAAGGACCACGCAATGACAACATTAAGAAAGCTATATGGATGCTTGAGTTTGCCCTTGGTCGTGATCCTAGAGATAAATCCTCATGATAAAAAACCTGGAAAGAATTGGTGGTGCCAAGAAAACCAGGCAAAACAAATATGGATTACGAAGGACACACATAAAGATAGATGACTCATTGTTAGCTGGTTCACTCTTCATCTATCTAAGTAGATTAATTGATCCAGCAATAGGCAATGAAGACTATGGATTAGCAACCAAAGACATTGCCCAAGCACACGAAGCAGTCATAAGAACTGTAGCTACATACATACGTGTAACCGAAGAACACTATTACAACAAAGAGAGAATCTAATGGACACTACAATATTTACCATAGTAGTAAGCTGCCATATGTTTACATTGGCTAGAGATGCTCATGTCGCTAGATACATGAGAGATAAGATCAACTATGAGAACCAAGTAACAACAGAGAAACCTATATTTAAAAGGAATAGGTTTGTAGAAAGAATACTCATGTTATGCCCAGGATTTAAGACCTATGATAATCCTGAGTACCTATTAGAGATACAAAAAGATGCCTATGGAAACATCATGACTAATCATGAGGATACATAAGAAACTTAAGACAAATGTTTTGTGTACACCCTATAGAGATATTCCTCTGGTGATCTCACTCGACCAGTGACCAACTCACACATTGGTAAACATGAGTGACATGAGTTGACTTTAGTTTATACCTACAACTATTACTCCCTAATCTCCTAACTATAGTTGTTTATTGTCTACTTAAGTATGTTGATACTCCTCCAACAACATAGGTCACTGAGGGTTTCTCATTAGTAGTCTTGAGTCACATGATAGCTATAGGATTGTTCGTCTTCCTATGGCGACTGTGGTGGCTCTAAGGACTATGTTTAGTCCCTTTTTTTACTTAAAAGTTGACCTCTGAGACCAATAAATTTCAGAGCTACCATAAAAACGAGCCTAATGTCTCAGAAGTCACCTTTTATTTCCTTTTTTCGCAACGGATATTGAATCCGTTTTGACATACTTTGGCTTAAACACTGGTACTCCAGAGGATCGCTATACTTTTTGAGACTCATTCCTGGAAAAAGTACCCTACCTGGCAAAATGGCTTCGTTGACTTCAAAAAAGAGTTAAAGAGTTTTTGCTTGTTGTTGTTGTTGTGATCCAGTCAAAGAGAGTCCAAAATTTCCCAAGGAGCCACTCATGCCCAGAATTACACTTGAAGAGGATTTCTTCGACAATGGTTACTTCCACGTAACCCCAGAGTTAGAAATCGGTATCTCCAGATTCGGCAAAAACAAAAACAAACTCCATACCATAAGACTATCCTGGTTAATCTGGAACCTATGGTTTGAGTTCACCAAAACATAATCATCACGAGGTAATCCCAAATGGCTTTAGAGTCAGCAACATATATCAATGGCTTAAACGCTTCTAATCCAGCAGCCACCGATGCACTCTCTGAGTCGGACAACCATCATAGACTCATAAAGTCCACAATTTTAGCCACGTTCCCTAATGTATCTGGTGCAATCACATCGACTCACACTGAGTTAAATCTGTTGGATGGAGTTACGTCTTCAACAGCAGAACTCAATATCCTGGACGGTGTTACGTCTACTGCTGCTGAACTCAATATACTTGATGGAGTCACCAGTACGGCTGCTGAGATCAATTTGTTGGATGGCAGTACAGCCGGAACTGTAGTTGCATCAAAAGCCATAGTAGCCGATAGCAACAAAGATATCAGTGGTGGTCGTAACATTACGATTACTGGTGAGATAGATGCAGCCACTTTAGACATCTCAGGTAATGGCGATATCGATGGCACATTAGATGTGGGTGTCTTAGATTTAGGCAACTGGACCATTGACCAGGTAGGTACTGACCTAAGATTCCTCTATGATGGCACCGCGAAATTTAAGTTAACATCAGCAGGTGTAATGACAACTGTTGGTGACATTACAGCATCAGGTAGCATCTAACGATGGCCCTACAAACACTTCCGGTCCGAGGACTCGGTGACATTGGTGTTATAACGGACATTGATCCTAGTGCCTTACCAACGAATGCATACAGTCGAGCTAAGAATGTTAGATTCGATGAAGGGAGTATCACTCGATCTCCTGTCTTCAGAACCGTATTAGGTTCACTCAGTTTAAACCCAAGATTACTACATGGTGTAGAACCAGTGTCAGGCCATAGCACCGTTATAGTGGCCAGTGATACCTACGTCATCAAAGAGTATTCTTCAGGTTCCCTTACAGATCGATCTGGTTCCATAAGTGCCACGAGTGCCAGTGACCTACCTTTTACGTCTACTACTTTGGCAGACATGATTTATATCAATAGAGAAGACAAAGTACCTTCCTATAGAGCCAATAGTGGTACTAACTTTGCAGCATTGACTAATTGGGATTCCAATTGGAGAGCAAAGTCTCTTAGGTCATACGGTGACTTTTTGTTAGGCATAAATATGACAGAGAGTTCTACCAATTATTCTTCGAGGGTTCGCTGGAGTGACATTACAACTGCAAATGCCATACCAGGATCCTGGGATGCTACCGATACAACCAAGAGTGCCGGGTTCAATGATCTCATTCAAATTAAGACACCATTAATCGATGGTGCAGTATTAGGTACTGTCTTTATTCTTTATTCTAAGACTGATGTTTACCTAATGGAATTTGTGGGTGGTGCATTGATATTTAACTTCCGTAAAGTCTTCAGTGACATCGGTATTATCAATCAGAATTGTGTTGTAGAAATAGACAGTAAACATTATGTATTTGGTAATGATGATATCTATGTACACGATGGCACCTCCAGAGAATCAATATGTGATCAAAGAACAAAAGATTACATCTTTGGTGGCCTGGATAACTCAAAGATAGACCGTTGTTTTGTACATTGGTCACCAGACTTAGAAGAAGTGTACTTTTGTTACCCTAGTGGTGACGATATGGTGGCATTCAGTAACAGTGATCGCTGCAATAGAGCAGCCGTATTTAACTATAAGAATAACACCTGGTCCTTTATGGATTTACCTAATGTTACTTGTGGTACAACTGCCAATGTCAACTCAAGTGGTACTTATGCCAATACGTCTACTGCATACAATGTTATTGGTGGTTCGTATTTCTCACAACAAGCCAACTTCGATAGACACACATTGTTTGCCGGTGAGAACAACAGTAGCGATGGCATTACCTCAGATAAAATCTATGGATTAGATTCTGCTGACCAGGGTTCACTATCGTTTGCTATAGATACTGAAGCAACTAAAGCACCATTTGCAGAGAGAACCGGGATAGACATGGATGAACTTGTGCCAGTAAGTGGCTACAAGATCATCAGTAAGATATATCCTCAAGTAACTACACCGAACCAGGATAAAAACTTTGTGTTTAACTTCGGTGCAGCCGATTTGATTGCCAACTCGCCTAACTATGAGAGTAACGTAACTTTTAATGCTTCTACAGATCACAAAATGGACTCCAGGGCAGCCGGTAGATATTTGTCTTACAAATTGACTACCTCAGACAACAAAGATTTTGCTTTTACAGGGTTTGATTTAGATTTAATGACTACAGGAAGAAGATGATATGGCTATATCTGAAAAAACTGACCTGGTTACACCTAAATATACCCGGAGACAATTTCCACAGCTAGAAGAGAGTCTTAAATCATTCTTAGAAGGTGAGTTCCAACGGTTAGAAAACATATTAACTGCTATGGCCGATGCTCATATTGAAGCTACGGACCAGGCACCAAGCAACCCCAGGAGAGGTATGGTTAGATTTAATGTCTTACCCTGGAATCCACTCAGTAATAACAGTCAAGGACTTGTAGTTTATAACGGAACTGCATGGGTAGCAGTATGATTTTATATACAGAAGAGCAATTGAAACACGCATACGACAGTTATCGTATAGAGCACATGAAATTAGGTATACCTATGGCTACTCAAAGCCAGTTTAGGATCATTTACCAGAATTTATTAGATATGATCTTTTCAGAAACATTTGAAGCCAGGTTTCCTATTCAATTTATTGATGACTCAACATTACCAACTGGAGAGGATACAGAGAAATAACATGGCAAAACGTGGCTTATACGCAAATATTCATGCAAAAAGAAGCAGAATTAAAGCTGGCAGTAAAGAAACAATGAGAAAGCCTGGAAGTAAGGGCGCACCAACAGAAAAAGCCTTCAAACAAGCTAAAAAAACTGCAAAGAAACGTAGGAAATAATATGCATTACGGTAAGAAGAAAAGAAGTAAATCCAAGAAAAAGAAAAAGTAAGAAGAGCGAACCTTAATCACTAAACAATCACAATAGTAGGAGTAATACTATGGTATGGCCAGTATTAGCAGCAATAGGATCAGCGATAGCTTCCCCAGCAGGTGCTGCAATCGGTTCAGCAGCATTGGGCGGTATAACTGCCAGGAATGCAGCCAAAAAACAGGCAGCAGCACAAAAGTATGCAGCCGATACAGCAGCCGAATCATTTCGTTTTTCTAAACCTTATATACAAAGATCATACGACCAGGCAGAAGATGCATTAGCGTATGCAAATCAACAAGGTGTCTACCCAGGACAAACTGTTGCACCGTTAGATCCATACCAAATACTTGGTGCGAACTACCTGGGCCAAGCCGGGTTATCCGGGAGACAAGGTGCATTAGATATTATGGGTACCAGTCAACCTTATGCTCAGAACTTTGCTGACATTTATGGTAGGAGTATGTCTGGTAATCCAATTATGGATGCCCAAAACTTTGCTGCCAGTAACTCACAACCACTTATTGATCGTGCCATGAGAGACAGTGCCAGAAGACTAACCGAAAGCACCTTACCTGGTATCAATTTAGGTGCCAGTGCCAGTGGTAATGTAAATAGTTCACGAGCCGGTGTTGCCGAAGCATTAGCTAAACGTGGTTATGGTGATCGATTAGCCGATACTACTGCATTAGTTGAAGATCAACTTAGAAATCAATATTTAACTCAGAACCAACAATCAATGGATACAGCATTGGCTGCCAATAGAGGACTTGGTGCCAGTTACGCTACTGGTATTGATGCTATTGGCAACATAGGTCAACTTATAGGTAGACCAGGTGACTTGTATCGCGGTTATGATCAAGCATTACTTGATGACTCAGCTAGAAGATATGCTGAAGATCGTGATATGCGACTTAGAAATCAGATAGATTTCCAAAAAGGCATATTGGGCCAGGCAGATTATCAATCACGTCCATACATGGCACCTACAACATCAACTGGTGCAGCTACATTGGGTGGTGCTATGCAAGGCTTTGGTGCATTTGCTAATGCATATAAAGACTACAAGGACATCTTTGGTAAAGATAAGGAGTCTGGTTAATGGGAATACCTTTTTTTAAATTGGGTGCTGTTGGTGCCGGTGGTCTTTATGGCCTTTCTAACCTAGATGAAACACCAATTACTTATGATACAAATAGACGTGTAGATAATTACACAAGTCCTAGTGCCTATCGAAATTATGATTTAACACAAACTGCGGTTCGTCATCCAGCTTCTGGATATATAGATGAGCAAGGTAATCAAGTTCTAAATCCTCCGTACTATGTCGATGATAATGGGCAAGTTCAATTTATAACTGAACCTCCTACGTATACTAATTATGCCGACAATCCGGTTAACTCTTACAACGAGTCAGTCGCAGGTGGTGGTGGAGCAATGGGTAGGAATGCAGTTAACAATATGTCCACTACAGCAACAATGGACAACAGTGCTAACGGTATCTCAGCAGTCGATTTAGCAGCATTAGCTAAACAAGCACAAGCAACACCAGATTATGCAGCAATAGCTACTGAACAAATGTCTACTATGCCTACCCATACTATGCCTGATGGAACCGTTCATCCGGGTGCTACTCATGCAGACTATTTGGCTATGCAACAACAGCAAGCACAAGATGCAATGACACGTGGTATGAATGCTTACAACCAAATTGATCCTGGTATGAAAGAAGCTGCCGATACCGATAGAAAAAGAGATAGAACATCTTTTGGTGAAATGTTGTTGTCTCGAATGAACCAGGCAGAACCAGGAATGCTAACACCAGCAGAAAAGATGATTAGAACTGGTGGTGCCATTGTTGGTGCATCAGGCCAGGGCGGTTTAGCTGCAATGGAAGCTGCTGGACAATCTTATGGTGCTATTCAAGATTACGAGAGGGCACAACAACAGCAACAAATTCAAAATGAACTTGATAGACAGACTAAGTCAGGAGCACTAACAGGACAACAACAGATTGATCTTACAAGTGACATTGCTACATATAAAGGTCAAATATCAATGTTAGATGATGTTATTTCACGTATAGGTGATCGTGATGATATCACTGGACCAGTTGCAGGAAGTATTGGTATGGCAGCAAACAGAAGAAATATAAATGTGCCATTTATTAATTCTGATACGTCTGCTGAATACAAAGCAGCTACTTCTGCACTTCAATTGATGATGCAAGATTTAAAAGTTAAAGGAATACTCGATAATACCAAAAATACTAAAGGTGCTATCTCAGATAAAGAAATGGCTTTATTCGCTTCTGGTGTTCCTTCAATAGACATTGACCAAGAAGGTGTTTGGAAACAATGGCTACAAGAACGAAGAGATGCTTATGCACGAATTGTATACAGACTTGAAAATGGAATAAGAATTGATTCTGGAACTGGTCAAATACTCAGTCAAAATGGCCAAGCATACACTGGAAAACAACCTGAAGTTCCTGAGTACACAACTATTACAGGTCCAACTACGAGTAGTTCAACATACACTGTCTCTCCTGAAATTGAAGCCGAATTTAACGCAATCTAACTTTTACTGGTAAAAACATTTATGGCATTAGCACTTTCTGATATTAAAAAAGCAGCAGTAGATGCACAAAGAGCCGGAGATATAGAAAAAGCTAAAAAACTAAAAGCATTATACTTTAAAGCTGAATCACAAATGGGTCCAGGACCCACAGCAGTCCAACCTCAACAAGAAACAGATAGTGCAATTGAGTATTCAGTTGACCAGGCACAAAGATTATTTGGTAAAGGTGCTGAAGCTATTGGTAGAGCAACTGGAATAAAACGTGTTGAAGATTTTGGTACCAGGACAGTTGCCCAGCAAGATATAGATATACAAAGAGGTGGTTATCAACCTCAGTACACTGGAAGTTTAGAAGACAACTTTAATCAAGGTGGTTTTAGTCAGGCAGCAGGATGGTTAAAAGAAAAAGCTGCTGAGAATGTTGCAACCAGTGGATTCATGTTAGGCGGTGCTGCTGCGACTGCTTTGACTTCTGCTGTATCCGTACCAGCAGCATACATTATGGGTGCAGCTACGATGGGTGGTGGTCTTGCATTAGGAACTGGTGAAGCTGCATTCGAGCAAGAAGAAAAACTTGGTGATTACAATGAAGTTTTATCTGTTGGAGCAGGATCGATTATTGCATTACTTGATCGTTTTGGTGCTGGAAAAGTAATACCAAAAAGTAAATTACTTAAGATGACTACCAAAGAAATTACTGACGAGTTAAACAAAAAAGGATTTACTAGGGCAGCAGCAGCATTCAGTAGAAGAGCATTAACCGAGGGTGCTACAGAAGCAGCACAAGAAGGTGTCTCAATGGGTGCAGCAACGACTAGAGGTGCTGAATACACACCTAAAGAGATACGAGATCGATTTATTGATGCAGCAGCACTAGGCACAACATATGGTGCCGGTGTACAAACTGTTACAGGACCAATAAGTGCCATATCAGGTTCTAGTGAACCAACTACCCAGGCACAAGCTGCTTTTGCTCAACGTCTAGAAGAAATTGCCAGAGTCAATAATCTAAACTTGAATGACATAGATAAAACTTCTACTGAAGGTGCTAGAGAAGCTGTTGATAAAGCACACGTTCAAATGACTACTAGATTAAAGTCATTGTTTAGAACCTTAAAAGATAAAGTAAAACCACAAACTCTAGATACACTTCAAGAGTTAGAAGACAAAGTAATGCTTGAAGCTGGTTATCGAGAAGCCAGGACAAAAACTAAAAACGTAGTTGGCCAACAAGAAATAGATGCGACTGAAAAATTGATTGGTCAATACGGTGAAGGACAAGAAATTCTTAATCTTTATGGTGAACTCAATGAGATGACCAGGTTACACAACAGTCAATATCAAGGTGGTTTATCTAAATATACAGATATCTTGTCACCACTAGGCTCTAATGTTGGTTACGATAAATCAGTAATTTCTAGTGAACGTGTTTTAAGACCATTGGCTACAGGAACTTTAGCAATGAACACTGGTGGTGCATCTTTAATACCACAAGTAGCTGTTGTAGGTGCTGGCCGAGCAATTGATGCACTGACTGGTAGAAGATCAAGAGTCAGACGTTATGTTGCCAAGCATAAAAAGAAATCTGCATTCTCCAATATTCCTCAGTCTTCCTATCTTCATGAGCAAAATAGAATAGAAGGAGAAAAGAAGAAAGCGAATGATGAAAAAAGAGCACAAGAACAAGCTGTAAGAGATGAACAGCGTAGGCAGTTTAAATTAAACAACTACCAGAACTTTGGTCAACCCAATTATGGCGATGCTCAATACATAGCTATGGATGGAACTGGTATTGAAAATGTTCGGGACTTTCGAGAAGCACTTGCTTACTTTCAAACGGAAGGAACTAATGATCCTTACTTAAAAGATTTGATTACAACCATGGACGAATACATGAGAGGTAATGTTGATCGAGTTCCAGATTTTGGTTTTGAGTGGATTGCACCGTTTAATACTTTCATGGATGCCAACCCAGCTATTCGTGACAGTTTTAATATTAAACCAGAAACAAGAAACGCTAAAACCGAAGGTAGAGATAGAGCCGAAGGTCGTTCACCAAGATCAGCAGCACAAGCTGGACGTGATGCAGCAATCCAACGTGGCATTGATGACAATAATGCAGAAGTACAAAGATTAATTGATGAACTAGAAGTTGATCCTGATGTTAGACCAATAGAGAAAGTTAAAATACGGACAGCACTAGATAGATTATTTTTAGATTTGGGTGCAAATCCTGTTGTAGCAATTGACAACATTAGACGTGGACTTTCCCAGGATGGTGTATCTGATGCAGCGATTGATAAATATTTCAACCCCTACGTTGAAAGAGTAAATCAACAGCAAGCTAACAGGCCAATAGCAACACAACCAGAGCAAGACGAAGGTTTTTTTTTAGACGATGATCCTGTAGAAATCACTGAGTCTCGCCAGGCTCCAATATTGTCACTTGCTCCTGGTGTAAATATGCTTGATGTCTACGAAGGTAGAGAAGAGTTACCTAAGATAAAAACTAAAGCTGAAGCAGGTAAATACTTACAAGATCGTGCATTAGAAAAACTAGGTGGTACACCAAGAGATTTAAACAACGAAGCTGACAGAGATGCCATAGCTGACGATATGGTAGCTGAAGCAATCTTTGAGCAACAAAGTCAGGAAGAGCAAAACGCATTACAATGGTATGACGAAACAGTAGCCAAAATGCTTTCCATGTTGTCTCTTAAATATCCTGAGATTAACCAGGACGAAGTTACCAGGACACCAATTTTAATTGCACTAGCTATTACTTCACAAAATATCGATGTACCTACTAATTTGGAACTTGCAGTCAAAGCCTACGATCATTTTAGTAAAACTGGTAAGTTTCCAATCATAGGCCAGGGAACATCGGATGGTATAATGCGACTTAACTTTGATAAAGCCAACAAGTTGATGAGCCTCCTTGGTCCTGAAGCATTCACTGATTTTCTAAAAACCAAATACAATGCAGGTGACCTTACAAAAATACTTCAACAACATCTGAAAAAGAAAAAAATAAGTCTTGGTGAAAATGTAGATACAGTCGTTTATGGTTCAGCAGTTTTTGGACCTAAAGTGGGTAATGGTTTTTACAGTAATTTACGTGGTGACTTCAGCCCAGTAACAATGGATATGTGGTTCATGAGAACTGTTGGTCGCTTAAGAGGAAAAGTTTTAGACTTAAACGAAGCTAAGTTAGCAAAACAAATACAACGACTCAAAACAGCACTTGGTCGTAAACGTATGTCTCGTGATGCTGCAATAACAAAAGCATTAGAATTAGTAAGTAAACACGAAAAAGACTATAAAAACCATCGTGCAGACTATGATTCTGGTAAAAGAAAAAAATCTGAAGCTACTTTTGCAGCACAGACTATAAAAAAATCTGTAAAAGGTACAATAGATACTCCAGCAAATGGAACAGAACGTAATCAGCTTCGGGATGTTGTTACTAGAGCAGTATCAAAGTATAATGAAAAGACTGGAATGGAGATAACACCAGCAGCTTTTCAAGCATTGATTTGGTACCCAGAACAAGATTTATATAAGAATTTGGGTGTCCAACTAAAAGCTACTAGAGCAGATTATGCCAGTAGTACAAAACGACTTTTATTAGAGGACGGATTTAATGAAGAAGACATCGGCAGAGCAGAAAGCATTCGGATCAGCGAAGAACCTGGACCAGGATCTGCACGACAAACAACAGTCCAAATTAACGAAGCGCGATCTGGACAACCAGGTGAACGCACTAGTGGACCTGTACTACAAAACCAAGAAACAAAACCAGTCCTAGAATCACCAACTGAGCAATTAAACTTAATACCTCCCGAAATAGAGAACTTTCGTGGTTCTAGGCCAACTAATGGACGTATCAAAGAAAATATCCCTGAAGCTGAAGATATTGTTAAAGGTTATTTTGATATTGGTAAAGAAGGTGGTCGATACGAAAATGGTATAACCGATAGAGCAGACTTAGATCGTCTTATGACTGCTCTTAATGTTACTCATGTTGCTGTGAAAAAATTCAGTCAATTAAAAGCACACGCAGGTAATAAAGCTAAAGATATCGATAGAAGATCATTAGGTTTTGCAGTACAAGATTTACGTAATAATTTAGTTAACAGTAAAATTGTAACTGCTGCACCAGGATTTAAAGATATAAAAGGTAGACCTATAACAGACTTAGAAGCATTAACAATCTTGATCCATGAAATTGGACACACAATCGAAGGTCGGCCTGGTGGTAATGTGGATTATAGCTCTGTTTTAAATGATGCCTATTCAGATATCAATCAAGTTTACAATGTAGAAAAAGTCAAAGGATTAAGTGGTCTTGATGAGAACCGTCCAGATTTATATGGTGCTAAAACACACTTAGTAGTAGGCACTGATGACTTAAGAACAAGCACAAGAAATAAAGTAAGATCAGTAGATGGAATTGATCCAGAAGGATTGAATAGTTTTCGTTATGAGTTATACAAACTCTTATCTACAGATATACCTTTTTTAGAAAAGAAAAAGAAAGCAATCTTATCTGAAATTGACAAAATTAGAGATACAGATTTCAACCTTTCTGTTTCAGGAATGCCTGGTAAAACACCATTGAGAGGATGGGGTACCCTGAAAAAACTGTTCGGTGTAAGACAACAAGCACAAGATAGAGCAGTAAAATTGTTTGAAGAAGATAGAGTAAAACATCGTAAAGAAATACGAGAACTCACAAAGCAAGCTAATGATTTAGATGCTGACATTATGAATTATCTATACGATCCAGCAGAAGTTGCTGTTGATCCATTAATTCTTTATCTGATGGATCCAAAAGGTGCCAGGAAAGAAATTCCTGTAACAGCTAAGTTCATTCGTGATTTCTTTAATGCACCTCATAACAACATACCAATACAATTTAACTCACCTCCAATGGTAGCAATATTAGCAATCGTATTAGCAGCTATGGCCACAAGAGATGAAGAAGAAGAGGAAAAACAAAGAGTGCCCGGTGCATTAGGAATGAATCCAGGTGCTCTATCAATGATATGAGAAAAACTAGAGCAAAAGCACCTAAGAAATCTATACATCCACAAAAAGCACCTAAAAATAATTACTTCGCAACATTAATGTCTACACCAGAAGGTAGAGCATTAAGAAAAGAATGGTCTACTAAGAAAAGAAAGAACCCTGGTAGACCAAAAGGAGTCCCAGACGGCCACACTAAAGAAACCATTGCGCCATTACGAAAACAAGCGAAAGAAGAAGCAAAAAAGGCAGTAGAAATTATGACAAAGAAATTTGATATACCAGAAGATGATGCAGCCAAAGAAGCACTCCAATGTGCAGTAGAAATAATACGCACTCCCGGAGAGACAAGAGAAAGACTCAGTGCTGCAAGACTTGTCCTGGACTTTACTAAGTCAAAACCTGCTACTAAATCCGATGTCTCAATATCGAAAGCAGAAGATTTCTTAGTTGACCTGATGAAAGAAGAAGAGGGCGAGAATGAAGAAGAAACTCAAGGAAGTAAGGAAGAAACTACTTAATGACTTTAAGTATTATGCCAAAAACGCACTGTCGATCAGAACCAAAGAAGGCGAGATTGCACGTTTAAAACTAAATAAAGCACAGGAAATACTCCATGAAGCTGTAGAAAACCAATTAAAAACTGAAGGTAAGATACGAGTAATTATACTGAAAGCCAGGCAACAAGGATTGTCTACTTACACAGGTGGTTACTTATACTTTAGTGTTAGTCAAAAGCCAGCTTGTAAAGCACTCGTGGTTACGCACCATGCAGACAGTACCAGGGCATTATTTGATATGACAAAACGATATCATGAGAACTGCCCAGAGATACTAAAACCACATACCAAATATTCATCAAGAAAGGAGATCAGTTTTGACGTACTCGACTCTTCATTCGTGGTGGCAACAGCAGGTGGTAGTGCGATTGCAAGAGGCGAAACACTTACTCATGTCCATGCCAGTGAATTGGCATTCTGGGCCAAGTCTACTGCCCTCGATAACTGGAATGCTCTTACACAAGCAGTGCCAGCGACCAAAGGCAGTGCAATATTTGTTGAAAGCACTGCAAATGGTGTTAACGGTATTTTTTATGATTTGTGGCGCGGTGCAGTGGATGGTACTAACGGTTACATTCCTGTATTTATACCTTGGTATGTTAATCCTGAGTACCGGGAATCTGTTCCAGAGAATTTTGAACGATCTCCTGAAGAAGACGATTTAGTAGAAGAGTATGATCTTGATGACGAGCAGCTTATGTTCAGAAGACGTAAGATTGCTCAAAACGGTATTGATCTATTTAGACAAGAATACCCGGCAGAACCAGAAGAAGCATTCTTAACAACTGGTAGGCCAGTGTTTAATCCAGAGCAACTACAGAAATGTTTGTCTGATACTAAAGATGTCAAAGAGCGACTCGCACTAGAAGGCAGCGAGTGGTTACACAATGTCAGAGGTGAATTAACTACCTACTATAAACACGATCCAGGTGAGCATTATGTTATTGGTGCTGATGTGGCTATGGGTGTAAGAGGTGGTGACTATTCCGTTGCCCAGGTATTGGATAGTAAAAGAAGACAAGTGGCTACCTGGAGAGGTCATGTCCATCCAGATTTCTTTGCAAAAGTATTGTATGCCCTGGGTGAATATTACAATGAAGCATTTATATGTGTAGAGAACAACTCACATGGTATTTTAACTTGTACCAGGTTAGCTAAAGATATGCATTATCCTAATTTCTACACTCAGGTAGTGCATGACAAAATTACAGACAGAGAGACCATCACACTAGGCTTCACAACTACAACAAAAACAAAACCTTTAATCATTGATCAACTCAGAGCATCAATGCGTAAAGAAGAATTAGAACTAAACAACAAAAACACAATAAGAGAAATGCTCACTTACATTGTTACCGAAAGTGGTGCAATGCAATCAGACAGTGGATGTTTTGATGATTGTGTTATGTCTTTGGCCCTGGCAAACCATGTTCACCAAGGTGCCTGGGAACCAATAGAAAGCACAGATAATTTTTACATAGAGATGATATAAATGGCGAAAATAGAAGAGTATAAGAAACTCGAAGATGATCAAATTGTTACTCTCATAGATAGTAATGTTAGTAAATCTGTAGGGTACTACGACTCAGAAATATCCGTAGAAAGAACTAGAGTCTACGACTACTACAATTCTACCTTACCGAAACCACAGCATGACGGTAATTCAAGATATGTCTCACAAAGTGTTTTTAACCAGGTAGAGTCAATGAAGGCTGCCTTATTAGAAACCTTTAGTGCCGGTAATAAAATCGTTAAGTTTGATCCTGAAGATGAAAACGACATACAAAATGCAGCAGTATGTACTGCTTATGCAGACTATGTAGCCTTCAGACAAAATGATCTCTATTCTGTAATGCAATCTGTAATACATGATGGCTTAGTAGCACGTAATGGTATTGCCAAAGTATTTTGGGAGCCAATGACAAGTTTTACTACCGAATACTTTGACAATCTTACACAAGATGAATTTGATCTTTTGATTGCTGATGACACTGTTGAAATTGTAGAGCAAGATAAAGATGACTTAGGGTTAATCAGTGGCTCTATTAATGTCTACCGAGATACATCAAAAGTATGTATTGAAGCCATAGCACCAGAAGAGTTTCTTATAGAACCACAAGCTATGAGTTTAAGTACCGTAAACTTTTGTGCACACAGAACACGTAAAACCATCAGTGAACTTCGTATGGAAGGTTACGATGAAGAGTTAATCAACGAGATTGGTGATCACTCTGATGTTGATAGAGAAACCGACCCTGAAGTATTAGCTAGGCACGATCAGGTATCTAGTGATCGTGGATTCAATGCTGATGGCTACCAGGACCAGGTAAGAAGTGTCCAGGTGATTGAAGCCTACATTATGTTAGATATAGATGCATCTGGAGTGGCAGAACTGTACAAGATCATAAAAGCTGGGAATAGCATTCTTGATAAAAGAAAAACCTCCAGAATACCCTTTATTTCGTTCTCGCCACTTCCGATTCCTCATTCGTTCTTTGGTGCCAACTTTGGTGACAAAGTAGTTCCAACACAAGCAGCTACGACTGTATTAACCAGGTCTATTCTTGATCATGCCATGATTACAAATAACCCACGTTATACGGTAGTCAAAGGTGGCTTAACGAATCCACGAGAACTTATTGATAATAGAGTCGGTGGCATCGTCAATGTCAGTCGGCCAGATGCAATTGCACCAATGCAACAATCACAACTTAACCCATTCGTCTTCCAAACAATCAAGATGCTTGATGAAAACATGGAAGATACGACTGGTGTATCCAGGATTAGCCAGGGCACAAATAAAGATGCTGTAAGTAAGCAAAATAGTGCAGCCATGATCGAGCAGCTGGCCACAATGAGCCAACAACGACAAAAGATTATTGCAAGGAATTTCGCTACCCAATTCTTGAAGCCTTTGTACCAAGAAATTTATGCCCTAGTAATTGAAAACGAAGATGAACAAAAAGTCATAGAGTTAGCTGGTGAATATGTAGCTATTGATCCGGCTACCTGGGCCGACAAAAGAGATGTCTCGATCTCATTGCACCTGGGATATGGAGAACAAGATGCAGAAGCACAGAAATACTTAGGTATGCATCAGAACTTCTCCCAGGATCCTAATTTAGCTGCAATGTATCAACCTGAGAATCAATATGCCCTGGTATCTAAGATTATGGATTTAACTGGTATTAAGAATGCAAGTGAATACCTAACACCTCCAGATCAATTACCACCTCCACAACCTGATCCAATGCAAGAAATGCAAATGCAAATGGCTCAGAAACAATTAGAGATACAAGAACGTAATACTGCTGTAGCTGAAATGAAAGCAAACATGGAAGCACAACTTAATAACCTCAAGATTGAACTTGAGACACTCAAAGCAGAGAACCAACACGCTATACAATCAGACAATATGGACCTTAAAGAAGCACAACTTGCTCATAAGAAACGTATTGACCAGGCAGAACTAGAATTAGCTAGAAGTGCTGATGATCTGAGAGCAATAGCAAGTCCAACCGGATAATCCGTTTTAAAAACCCACAAGGAGACAATTATGTCTAAAAAAGACAGTACAACACCTGCACCAGAACAAGGTGCATCCCAAGAAGAGCAATTAGTAATGTTAGGTAATGATGCCGAAGTGTTACTAAATACACCGGTCTTTAATCAAACGATTAATAGCCTGGTAGAAGCAACCTTTCAGTCTTTCGTGAACTCGAAACCTGAAAATAAACATGAACGTGAGTCAAGTTATCACCATTATCGAGCACTTGTTGACATAGTGAATACACTTAAGCAGCGAGTCTCAGTACGTGACGAGATTGACTCCAAAAATCAAAGCGACAATAGCAATAAGGAGTAGACCATGTCACAAGACACGTCAAACAATACCCCTGGACTGCCAACTGAAAATAACGATATTGACAGTAGTGCAGAAGCCATTTTGAACAATTGGAAGGCGCAAGAGCTACCTGAAAATGATGATCAAGAGGCAACTACCGAATCTGGTGAGACTACAGAAGAGGTAGAAGAGGATGTAGAAACTGTAGAAGAAGATCAAGACAATGAGGACCCTGAAGAAGATAACCAGGACGATGATCAAGATGAAGCTGATGAAGAAGAGGAAGAAGAGTCTGAAGAAGACGAAGAAGTAGAACAACTTCCACTTTCTGAAGATACAGTCATCGAGATTAAAGTTGATGGTGAAACTAAACAGGCATCCGTCAAAGAATTGAAACGACTCTATGGCCAGGAAGCATCACTCACCAAAAAGTCTCAAGAAGTTGCAACTCAACGAAAGCGTAGTGAAGAGCAGATACAGAAAACAGATGCAACATTACAGGCAATGCTGAAACGTGCTGAAGAACGATGGAAGCCTTATGAAGATGTAGATTTTTACCTAGCTAGTAGGCAAATGTCTCCAGAAGATTTTAAGCTACTTCGTGCAGAAGCTAAAGCAGCAGAGTCCGACCTCAAGTTCTTAAAAGAGGAATCAAACCAGTTTTATGGCCAACTACAACAACAAGCAGAGAAAGAAAGGCAAGAACAAGCTGCTAAAGCTGTAGAAGTCCTAAAAGCTGATATTCCGGATTGGAGTACATCTTTGTACAACGATATTCGAGAATACAGTGTTGATTCTGGTCTACCAGCAGAACAAGTCAATCAGATAGCAGATCCAACAGTCATTAAGCTGTTGCACAAAGCTATGCTGTTCGATAAGTCCAAAAAGGTAGCCACTAAGAAAAGGGCTAAAACCCCTCCTAGTAAGATCCTGAGAAGCAAAAAGGCACCTCCAAGCAAAGCTGATAAACAAGCAGCAAAAAGAAAAGCTGCTGTTGATAAATTAGCTAATAGCACGAGTCGCGGTAATGATCTGGATGATGTAGCTGAAGCACTCCTTGCACGATGGGAAGCGTAATTATCATTTTTAACTTTAAGAGGTAAACCAGAAATGGCTACATATCAAACCTACCAACAGATCGGTATGGCCGAAGATGTGTCTGACGTAATAGCAAATATCTCTCCAACTTCAACTCCTATGCAAAGTATGTTCAAAACTGACAAAGTTCACGCAAGAACATTCGAGTACCAGGAAGATGCAATTCGTGCATCAGCAGTAAACGCTGCTGTTGAAGGAGCAGATGCAAGCTACATTACTATTGCAGCTACAACAATGCGTAGTAATACTACTCAGATATTTTCTGAAGCATTCCAGGTCTCCAACACCGCTGAGACAGTACGTACTTATGGACGTGCTAAAGAAACAGCTTATCAACTTGCTAAAACACTTAAGGCTCTCAAGCTAGATTATGAGAGAGCATTATGTGGTGTTAGCCAAGCTATGGTAGCTGGATCAGCATCGGCTGCCAGAAAAATGGCTTCGATGGATCAGCAAATCTCAACTACAGTTGATGCAGGAAGTAATAGCACAGATGCTCTAACCGAAAGCAAACTTTTGGATTTATCAGAAGATTGCTTTACTAACGGTAGTGAGTGCTCAGTGCTATCTATTAAGCCTGCAGACAGCACTATCGTTGCTGGGTTCGCTACAGCCACGGGAAGAAACAGAGAAATTGATAACAAAACATTGATCAACACGATTGATGTATTGATTACTCCTTTCTTTGAAACCAAGGTCGTACTCAATAGGCAGCAAGCTAACCTATCGACACACGCTTATCTCATGGATCCTTCCATGTTCAGAAACGTAGTGTTACGTCCTTACACTAGGACTGCGATGGCTGTTACAGGCGATTCTCAGAAACACCTAGTAACTGCTGAATTGTCAAACAAACATTTATCGTTTGCTGACAGTGGCATGATTACTGGTCTTTCATAGATCGTTAATTAACTAATTGAAAGGTTTGGTCGAGGATAAGTTTTTGCTCTCCTTGGCTTACTTCGGCCTTACCTTTCTTTTATTAATCTTAAGGAAGCAACATGTTAGATACAGATAATGTGGAACCAGGAACCACAGAAACTCCTGAACAAACAAAAGAAGATATCAAAGCTAAACACGACAAGATGCGTAAAAACGCAATGCATGATTTAGCAACCTCAGTCCATGATGATATTCATACTGATGGATTCCTAATTAAACAAGAACAACACATACCACAAAGTGTTTTAAGTGATCTTAAAAAAGAAAAGTTAGGTTCACTCAATGCAAAAGAAGGTGATCACATGAGAGTTGCCAGTGTGCCAGTAGCGGTACATGAGCAATGGTTACGTGAAGGTTTTGATATGTTCAAAGAGAGTGCAAGAGACATTGTAAAGCGGTTACAAGACCAGGATTTACATGCATTTATTACAACTAAAAAACAGGTCTAATCTAAATGAACTTAGGAAACTTAAGATCACACTTTATAGCACTACTGAACCGAAGTGATATCACCAATAGCCTGGCTGATACATTCATTGACCAAAGTATTGCACGTATACAGAGACAGTTACGTATACCTTCAATGGAGAAAACCCATACGTACACCATCAGTGCCCAAACTGGAAGCCTGACGATACCAAATGACTTCCTGGAGCCTATTGATTTTTATTCTGATGATCATTCCCTAAGTCGTATCACATTCAGAGATATGCAAGATTACAAAGATAACACCTATACTGGTAGTCCACATTTCTTTACCAGGGAAGGTCCAAACTTCCTCATATTCCCAGAACCAACATCCGGTACTGTCAAACTCAATTATTACTCACAATTTCCAGCGATGTCTTCTGATTCCGATGAAAACATCCTGGCCCAGGTAGCAAGTGATCTCATAATCTATGGTGCCTTGGGTTATGCAGCAGATTACTTCCTGGATGAACGAGCACCACAATACGAAGATAAATTCATTTCATTCCTGGTGGAGGTACAAGAGCAAGCCAACGATCAAGAACTAAGTGGAACTTTACAAGCAATCCGTCCTGCAACCGAATATGGCCAATTTTAGGAGTCGTTAATGGCAACAACCTCATTCTTTTCAAGCACTGGTCCTACCAATACTGAAACTGATGCTATCGAGAGTAGTGTCTCAGCAGCAGCAGCCAGTCAAGCAGCAGCAGCCACATCAGAAACCAATGCTGCTGCCAGTGAAGCAGCAGCAGCTTCATCGGCTTCCAGTGCCAGCTCAAGTTCCAGTAGTGCGACTACTGCAAAAACAGCCTCGGAAACTGCTAAGACAGCTTCGGAAACTGCCAAAACAGCCAGTGAAGCAGCCAGAGATTTAGCACTCACCTATAGAAACGCTGCTCAAACTGCTTCGGCAACAGCCACGACAAAAGCTGATGAAGCCAGCACCAGTGCCACAAATAGTGCCAATTCAGCTACATCTAGTGCAAGTTCAGCCTCGGCTGCCAGTGCATCTCAGTCAGCAGCCGCGTCAAGTGCGACTTCGGCTGCCAATAGTGCTGCAACATTAACCGATGAAAGAATCCAAGATATAGCTGGTGCGCAATTAGCCACAAACGGCTCTCATACAGGTATTGCATTTACTTATGATGATGCTGGTGATGGTGCTATAGATGCAGTAGTCAATACTAGCTCTCTTACAGAAACTCTCACTAACAAAACACTAACAAGTCCAGTCTTAAATACAGGTGTATCTGGAACTGCAATTAAAGATGAAGATAATATGTCTTCTAATTCAGCTACACACTTAGCCACACAACAATCTATTAAAGCCTACGTTGATGCTGTTGCTCAGACTACTGAAGAAGTAGAGGATATTGTAGGCAACATGGTTTCCAACAATACTGAAAGCGGAATTACTGTTTCGTATGATGACTCAAATGGAAATCTTGATTTTACCGTAAATACTCTCAACCAGGACACCACAGGAACAGCAGCATTAGCTACAGAAATAACTGTTAGTTCCAATAACTCAACTGATGAAACTGTTTATCCATTGTTTGTCGATGGTGCAACTGGGAGCCAGGGTGCAGAGAGTGACACAGGTTTAAACTACAATCCTTCTAGCGGTATTCTAACTGCAACTCAATTCACAGGTAATCTTACTGGTAATGTCACAGGTAACGTCAGTGGTTCATCTGGATCCTGTACTGGGAATGCAGCTACTTCTACATTAGCATCTACGGTTACAGTTACAGATAGTACGTCAAACACAAATTTCCCTGTAGTCTTCCACGATGAATCAAATGCACTATTAGATGACACAGGTGCCTTAAGATATAACCCAAGTACAGGTACATTGTTAGTTCCAAATCTTACTGTTGCCGGGACAACTACCCAGGTCAATACGATAACGATGGAGGCCAGTAATGCAATTATTTTTGAGGGAGCGACACCAGACAATAATGAAACTACATTATCTATAGTTGATCCTACATCAGATCATATACAATACTTAATTAACCAGGGTGGTTACATACCGGTATTGGCAGCAGCTACAACAACAGCGATTACTTCAACTCCAGCAGAACTGAATATCTTAGATGGTGTAACTTCTACAACTGCCGAATTAAATATCTTAGATGGAGTAACCTCAACAGCAGCAGAACTGAATCTATTAGATGGTTCATCGGCAGGAAATGTAGTCAACTCAAAAGCAGTCATTTATGGAAGCGGTGGAGAGTTAGCCGGAACTTTATCGACAGCAGCACAAACTAATGTTACCTCATTAGGTACTCTATCTAGTCTGACTGTATCTGGCGATGTTACTGTTGATACAAATACTCTAAAAGTTGATTCAAGTAACAATCGTATTGGTGTTAACCAGGCCAGTCCTGATGTAAGTATTGATGCAGGAGCCAATACGGATGCTATCCATATCCCTACTGGAAATACTTCACAACGACCAGGAAGTCCAGCTAACGGATACTTTAGATACAACAGTGAAACCAACTCTTTTGAAGGATACTCGAATTCAGAGTGGGGTGCTATTGCCGGAGGTGGATCGGGCACTAACATGGACACTAATATCTACTCAGGCAATGGTTCTACGACTGCTTTTACTCTTTCAACTGCGTGCTCTGATGAACAAAACTTAATGGTCTTTATAGACGGTGTTTTTCAGGCCCACGATACATACAGTGTTTCAGGTACGACTCTTACCTTCGCAACTGCCCCAACAAATGGTCGAGTGATAACAGCTTATCATTCCACTACTACAGTGGGTGGTAGTAACAACACTATTGCAACTATGACAGGTGACGGTTCTGATACTACTCTGAGTCTCAGTGTAGCACCTGTACACGAAAATAATGTTCAGGTTTTCTTCGATGGTATCTATCAATCTAAGTCTAATTACAGCATTAGTGGAACGACACTTACATTTAGCACTGCACCTCCAACCGGGGTCCTGGTAGAAGCTATAACAGCAACCAATACAGATATATCTACAGCAACCCAATTGGTAGACTCAGACTCGGATACACTTATACAATGCGAGGAGAGTTCTGACGAAGACAAGATACGTTTTGATACTGGTGGTACTGAACGTATGGTATTAGATTCTACAAGTCTAACTGTAACACCTAAGATTGTATCTGATGCTGGTATAGATA